CTTTCGCCTATTTTATCTGCCTTCCCCAGCAAATAAAACTAGAGAAAACATTTATCCGAATCACGCCGATGAATCTCTATTTATCATCCTTCTCATCTGATTCATCTTCGTCAACATCTACATCTTCATTTTCATCTTCATCATCTTCTGCTTCTACTTCTTCATCAGGATCGACTTCTGGTGTTGACATTACATTAACTCCTATTCGGTCGATATTTGTGATTAATCCGATTCACAATACGACCCTCATAAGTATCATTCTCAATGAATACTTCTAGCTCTTTGCCTTCTGCTGCTTTCAATTCAAGCTGAGATGTCGGAGTAACTTTCTGACCGAGTGATTCAAAGAATCCAATCATAAATCCACGGGCGCGCGGATTATCATTGAAATTCCAACCAGCCGGAGTAGGAACACCAGCAAATTCGACACTATCATTATCTGCATTCTTAATGATAGTTCCTTCAATCGGCCAAACTGTAGTCGTCTCAGGATTGCTACCGCTAGATGGTTTGGTACCGACATTATCGACGCGCACGCGATACCATCCTGGCGTTACAATCTTGTTACGAAGAATATCTGCTTCATTGAAAGTGATTATGGGCATTGTGTGTTATTCCTTTTGTGTGTTTTGTGTGTTTGTGATTTGTGTGTTGAGTTTTTCGATGGCAGGCTGCACATATTTGCTGTACAGAGGGTCATCACCAAGAACTATTTCTCTAGGTAATGGGAGTGTAGAGCGCGCGAAATCTTCATTCGTGCTACTAGTTAATACTGCATATTCACCTCCTACTGAAACGTCAAACGAAGTCTTAAGAAAGAAATGATAGCTTTCTTCACAATATGCTGGAATTTTGGGCGCGATTCGCTTACCGGCGGTTACTATAGTGCGCACCATATTTGCTTGGCTATTAGCTGATTTGTATTCTGCTTGAATTAGATGCGCTATGAGTATTATGTTGACTTTGTGCATTTTATGCACTTGTTTTGTCAGGCTAATCAATTCTTGCAATGCCGCGGCTTCAGCATTATAATCTTCTAATTCATTAACTATAATTCCGCCCACACTTTTACCTGCATCTCTGCCTGATGATCTAGTCGTGCCACGTTTTAAATCTTTAGTCTGTTGCAACGCACCGTCAGCCATTGAAGTTATACTATCTACTATAATTGTCTTATATGGTATTGGTTGTGGTGAAAAAGACGTTGATTGAGTAATAAATGATTCGAGCTTAGCGCGCGCAGTATTCCAATCTCTATAATCTTCGTAATGAATTTCTTTTGGATCTATTCCCCAATGCATCATCGGTAATCGTAATGCATTCATTTTCTGGTCCCATGATAGCCAAAACTGGGGACGCGGATATGATAATGCCTGAGTAGATTTGCGAGTGCCGGGTGTTCCGGTGAACATTATATATTGTGCTTCTATCTTACCTTGGCTCATGTCGGGCATTTGTTTCTCCCTGATAAACTTTTTCTCTTTCGAGTGCCTCTCTCAGTAATTCTTCTTCCTTACTTGTATATTCGCCACGTGTGTATCTATTATTTAAATCAAGAACTATGCGAATCAATGCTAAAATAACTTGCCATTGCCACTCAGTCATAAATTACCACCACAAAAAGATAGCATAAACTTCAGCTAGCAATACGCCTAGAATGAATATTCGACCTATCGTTTTGACCACTGCTACCATAAATCCACCCCTCAGTCTCATATCCGCATTTACTACATTCTAACCATAACCAACCATTATTATATCTGTATAGCCAGCTTGAACGATGTAACGAGTGATGCGCGCGTCTAACTAGCCTTGCCAGATTCGCTAGCGATAAGGAAATCTTTAATCGCATCATATTCCTCCTTCTTACGCGGTTGAATACAATCTGTGCAATGAGGTAGCTTTAGCTTCATTGCGCGCTTATCTAATAGCATAGCATTTCCGCATCTATTACAGAGTGATAGCTTACCTTCAGCAAGGCGCGCAGGGACGTAATGGCTGCATTCTGGTAATTGACATTTGAATACGAGATAGTCTTTACCAAGAATTACTTTCTTGTATTTATGAATGTGCTTCTGTTTTGGCATGATTATTTGTCCTAACTCAGAATTTTTAATTCCTCTTCAGTTAAATTACGATTTTTTAATTTTTCTATTACAGAACGTAAAGGAAACAAACTTACGCTACACTGTCCATTACAATTTTTCTTATGTTCTGTTGCAAGAATTAATATTGAATCAGCTGCCATTTCATTAAGAGTGGAATTAAAATTAATCGTCATTTGATATATCCCATTTTGGTACGATTTCAAAATTAATTCTTAATTCTTCTTCTCTCATAGACATATCAGCTTCACATACAGACTTAAACGAACAGAATCCATACTTATTCTCACAATGAGTGAAATTCGGAGGCCAATATCCTGTTTCATCATAAACTGCCATTAACTTGGCATAATATGGAACAATAATTTGACTCCATTCTGTTAATCTGTCTAATGAATAGGATATGAGCGGACGAGTGAATTTTTCAGATGGCTTAAGTGAAGATTGGAATCCTATCTTATTAATAATTACACCGCGCGTCTTAGTTACTATGCATTGACCTATGAATTGATTGTTCAAACTCATAGTATCTCTACGTTGCTTCATCGTCTTATGATCTACAGGATATATTCCGTTATTCGTATCTACTGTCAGGTCAAGTTTAGCTTTCCATAGAATACGAATTTCTTCATCTTCGTATAGCAATGCTGATTGAGTATTCTCGACTAGAATTGGAATCCATGAATCGTTCTTATAATGGTCGAAATATTGCTGGCATGTGTCTAATGCGTAATTATATCCTATTTGTTCCCTGCCATCTACTTTGCCACTATCTGCTGGCGTATTCTGCATACCAGGATATTCATTAACTTTATGACCACATGGAGGCTTACCGGGTTCATTGAATCCCGTGCAAAATGGGCATGACTTTATGTATAGCTGTCCTAATTCCATTCCTTTTGCGATAGCAACCGCGCGCTCTTTACCTGATGCTAACGATAAATAGAAGCCTTCTAATACTTTGTGTACGAGGCTACCTACTTCTAAAGAATTTGACTTCCCGCCTATTGGTGCGAGGGAACGATTATATCTTAGGTCTGTGAGGCGCGCACAGGACATTAAACTTGACAAAGTAGTCGCATCTAAAATAACAGATTTCTGATTCATTTTTTCCAATCATCTTCATGAATCGTTTCGGTCATTATATCCCATCTATTTTTGTATTTCTTAGGCCATCCAAAAATGCAATAATACATCATTTGGCAATAAAGGAAAATAACATACACACAGATAATTTGAAGTATTAAAAGAGTCATTTGATTTTAACCGATTTAATATTAACAGTCATAGCATCAGGATCATCATAATTACCAAATGATAGAATTTCATTCTTTAGATGTTCTACTATTTGGTTAGTAGTATAGTTATTTGTGCTTAGCTTTGTTTCATCGATTCTGATTGTCAAATCAATAGTTATCATTTCTTTATTCCTTTGATAGCTTTTCTTTCTTCCCAAGCCTCATCATCTACCATTCCTGCTATACAAAATGCTCCAAGTATATCAAATTCGCTAAATGGTCCCATTTCTGTCTCAGCATCGAATAAGCGCGCGAGGTATTTATCTCTACTTAAATCACATCGCGTACAAACTTTCATTTCTTTGCCATCACGTTCAATAAGGAATGCCGCAGGAACTTTGTCATAACCAATGTGATTACTACACTGACAATCGCAGCCATAAGTAATAATCATGATTTAACACTCCATTCCTTAGAACAAACATCACATCTATAAGTTATCAAATTATCCTTAATTCGTATAACTTCTATTAATGATGGGTCACTATTTGTACAATGTTTACATTTTATCTTTTCTTCTTTTTCTGGTGTCATACTCACACCTACTTATTTGTTAACTCCAACTTAGCCAGAAATTCTCGATGCGCGCTACATGTCATAGCTTTGCATGTTATCCATGCACCATCATGCCTAGAATTATCAATTACTTGACCTAGAAAATGATATGCAGATGCTAACTCAATGAATCCTATACGAAGCTGATTTAACTTAATTCGAGATGAATTAGCATCTTGATTTGCTCTGTCTAATTCGCGCGCTATGTTGGTGTTAAGGACTTCGTCGAATGTCATTTTTTGCCTTTCACTGAATTAACAATTCCTTCTGCTAATTCTTTAATCAGTCCGCCATCATTCCACGTTTCAACTGTTGTTCCCTTATTCATAGCCGCGTTAAATTGCGCGCGCTTTCTCTCGACTATTGTGTGAAATATATCATCTACTGAACCGTCAGCTAGCATATAATTAGCTGTAACTGCTGATGCGGTTTGACCGATTCTAATAAATCTACCTTCTGCTTGACTTTCATTAGCAGGATTCCATTGCCGTTCATGCATAATGCAATCAGAGCATGATTGAAGATTTAATCCTTCTCCAGATGCTAGTGTTGAGGCCACAAGGATTCGATAATCGGGCGAGTTAAACTTCGTCTGACAATCGAAACGAGCCTCACCATCCATATCTGCTGTTAATTTGAGTGGTTGCGGCTGATTATTTTCCGCGCATATTTGCTGTAAGCCATCAAATATGAGTTGACCTACATCTTTGTGATGAACGAATATAGTTAGCTTTCGTTCGGTTTCTTCTAGAAAGTCGCGCACGAATTCAAGTGTATTAGGGATTTTGGCGAGACCAGTAATATGTCGCATTTTCGCGAGGCGCGCGAGAATATTCTGCTGTGCGGCAAAAGTATCTTCATCTCCACCAATTACTAGCTGATTCCAATATGCCACGAAATCATTTACTTCGTTACTGTATGCTTTATTAGCTGCTTCATCCATTTCGCAATAATTAGCATTGCGTTGAATAAGTGGCAATTCTGGCATTACTTCTGTTCTCTCACGTCGAATTAGTAAATCTTTCGTATATTCTCTAAATTGTTTAATATTGCGTATTCCGCCCATTCTCTGCTTCGCGCCATCCCAATAATAATCTACCCATCTATTTAGGAATCCTTGATTACTATTAAATCTTATTGGGTCGAGGATATTCAGGACAGGGAATAGTTCACTACCTCGATTTTTCCACGGCGTGCCGCTTAAAGGCAATATGTGAGAAATATCTGCTACTAGCTTTCTAACTTGCTGTGTTCGAGAACTATCAACATTTTTAATCTGCTGACATTCATCAAGAATTACAGTCTTTATTCCTAATTTCTTTAATCGGTCAATATCGAATCCTGATGTGCTACTTTTACTAACTCCGTTTGCTTGCTTGTAAGTACGAACCTTAGGGACTAACATATCATAGCTGATAATATAGCATTTCATTCCTGGCAAAAGATAATCGCGCGATGTCTGAATTACTTGCGGGATATAATCGAATCCTAACCATCGGATGATTTCTTTCATCCATTGAAATTTGATGCCTGACTTGACTATGAATAGATATGGCGCGGCTTCAGGATGATACTTAATCCATGCTAATGTTTGGACCGTTTTTCCCAAGCCCATCTCATCGAATATTCCTGCTCGTCCATTAGAACGCTCGATAAAGCGCGCGCCTTCTATCTGAAATGGAAATAACTTTTTCGCGTCGCACTTTATGCATACGGTCTTATTCCATTCGTGCTTGCATTTCGGATCGCCATCAGCAGTCATAGTCTCGAATGGCGATGATGATTCTATAGTGCGAGCGATAGTATGCAAACATTTAAGAAAGATTATCTTCTTTGTGCCAATTTCTACTGAACTGATTTCTTCTGCTACTTTGCCGCATTCTGGGCATTTACTTTGCAATCGTGTGATGCGCGTGGATTCAGCTTCCATTAATATCATTTTTCTGAACTATGTAAGCGACAGATTCCGGGAGTCACAGAACAAGTACACTCTATTTTCATCAATTGCAATCCACTCAGAATGCGCGACTTAGCTTCTTCTATTGTAATGCCTAATTTAGCAGCATATGATGCATATGCTTTGTCTGACGCGGATAATCTCTGCTTGGGAACGGATGGAGCAATGACTACAGATGGTTTATAGCTGATATCGTATGCTCGAAATTTAGCTCTTTCTTCTTCTCTTAATTGCGGTACTAGATGATTAAGATATCTTTGGTCCGTTACCATGTCAGTTTTTAGTTCTACTTCTATTTCCTTTAGTTGAAACAGATTATGCTTAAACTTATTTAGTCTTGATTCGACTAATTGCGCTATGACTAGATTCTTGTCTGTTATTGATTCGTCGGAATTAACTTGTGATTCTATCTCTACTATCGACGTAACTTCGGTCACATGGAACAAGCGCGCATTAGCTGGAATTTCCTTGTCTAACTTGTTAGTTAGTTCTGCTATGCGGGTTTCGCTTGCTGATGGTTGCGTGACAGATTCGCTGGCGGGTATTGATTGCTCTTTATCATAGCAAGCCGCGCACAATAGCATCGAACCATTAGGCGGAGGGAACAATTCAAGACCAGAACCCTGATAACTACATGCCTCACAAGTAGCTAACTCAGTATGGTCTATGAATACGCGCTTGCATGACGCGCATAGAGTATCGTTTAATGGCGATGGAACGAATGGATGCATTATCTTCTCTCTTTATCCTTTTCCATCTTAACTAGAACTATTGCTAATCTAAATGTATGTTCGTCAGATGCTTTCGTCTCGCGATAAATTCGATGAATTAGCTTATGGCAAGGAACACAAACAACAACTACATTTTCATCTGAGTA